ACAAGCACTCCCCATAGGGGCGAACTTCTTTGTTTTCACAATCTTGTCTCCACACAATGTGTGAATTGATCTAGTACTCTGTAACCACAATCCGAGGCGCGTTCCTTTGAACACATCTCGAACAAGTTTACTGCTCACTGAATCCGAAGCAGCTGAGAGGTCTATAGTAGCATAGTCCCCGGTCACAGAGCTCGCAAGAGCAAGTGAACGAGATCTATCCTGACTATGGAGATTAACACGACGTTGCCACCATGGATCACGGCAGAACATCATGTCAATCCTTTGCATAACTGCCTGTTGCCAAAATTGCAACTCGACAGGTTCAGCAGAGATTCCTCTAAGCTTCTTCCAGGTCTTTGGTACAGTGATGTACCTTGAGGTACGGTCAGAATGACCACCATTTTGCAATGGGAGGTAATTTTCTGACTTTCCTAGACCCGCACGGGACAACATGTAGTCAATGCGACGGTCCTGCTTTCCAGAGCGAGCTTTTTCAAGCCAACTCTGTACAGTAGGATCGGCAACGACTCCAGGTCCATGTTTAGGTTTTAGTGTAGTATCATCAAAGTGATTAAGATGAGATTTCAGAATAGTATGCATTTCTACAACTATGTCTTTATACTCATCTGACATTTCTTGATACTCAGCGAGAGAGCCTAGATGTTCTTCGAATTCGAAGAACTCAACAGCCATATCGCTCGCTAAATCAGGCCTATCAACGCTTAGTTTCTTTAAGAAAGTAAAGAGTTGATGAGCATGTTTAACGAATAAAACCCAAGCACTCTTCTCTCCGTCGTCTACATCTTGGTAAGACGTAAAAACGGAAACAACCAATCTTCTGAAAGGAAGAATGGAAGCATGACAAGGAACAATCCGGAGTCCTTTTAGGACTGACGAGCCTTTAAAGCCGTCAGCTGCGGAGATGTTTGCTATCAAGCATTCATCTAACGCGTCCAGATAGCCCAGTAATTCATGTAAAATGAATTCTGGTTCACCGGCAATGTTACGCGCATACGAAAGTATGCCCCTTTCATTACGGTTTGCTATTTGAGTATTTCTACTCAATTGTTCGCTAATGTCTAGGAAGACTCCGATGAAAAGAGAGAGTCCAAAAGTGATTTTCGAAAAATCTCCTTTGGTCTTTCCATCTGGTGAAATTCGGTTGCTACCCAATAAGTAGCAAGGCGTCCGAGATATTTCTTGGACAACCCATGATATATTTTTATATATCATTTTCTTACCTCCTTTGGTAGGAAAGGGTTTTTCTCACTTCAGCTGTTAAATACCAGCTGGAGTAAGAGCGCCACGCATTTTCTCAGTGACAACTATAGGGCTTCCACTATTGTCGCAAAGCGCGGCAAATGTGGCCATAACGAGGGTAGTGATATCCGCTTCGCTTATTTCAGCGTCGTTCGGTATCCTTAACTCAATACGGCTTACAAGTGGAATCTGTATAGTCACTGAATCAACGACTTTTGTGGCTATGGTTTTCAACTCGCAGAAGACGGTTGAACCTGTTACGTTAGCGGATTGATTCGCTGTCGGAACAGTTCCGTCTGCTAACGTGGAATACACGTTAGCTATGTTAGCTAAAGATATCTTTACA